GCCGTCTTATGCAAACAAGATTGCGGCCAGAAAGACTTAGGAAAAATTTCCGCTACTCCGTTAAGAGTAACATACAAAAACCTAAGATCCTGGTGTACAATGTACGAATCTAGTTACACTTAACGAGCGTCTTGCGCATCCTATCGTAGGAATACGCCTCCCCACCGCACAGGGAGTATGAATTTTTACACTTCATAGTAGTGCGCTCAATAAAAGGATCGAGCAACCACCGAGTACTAATTATTAGAAAAGTAGTACACTTGATAGTATCCATCAAGCATGGCATCGCGATTAAAGGGTCCGCGCAGACCCAACGCCCCAATGGGACGCCTTCCGTTTAGGTAGTCCGGATAGACTATAGGGTTCTATGTATTTAGGCACTACATAGTTATGCACGCGATTAAAGTATCGAGTTACCTTCGAGCATCATCATAGAAGATGATACACTTGATAGTATCCATCAAGTATGGCCTCGCGTTTAAAGGGTCCGCGCAGACCCAGCAGTCCTAGTAAACTAGCGCACTATGGAGCAATAGGTACAGAAGTACTCACATACACCACAGGCACATTTACAAAGAAGCCAACAGAGAAATCCGTCCCAATCTGGACATAATCCAAAACCTGAGTCATCTCCGCATCTCTCGAAGTAAAACCAACCTCCATGGTCATATTGTCCGAATGATCAGCACCAGCTCCTAATACACTAAATTTAGGATTTGTCAACATAAACTTTGTTGGAGTGTTATGAGGGTAAGAAACAGAGATGGCTGGCATAACATAACCAGTAGTCATATCTGTCCCCGATTGACCCGAATTGAATATCCGTAATGAAGCTCTAGTTAGAGCAGCATTAGAGGATGAATTCAATAAGGTGTCAGACCCATTCCACTCAGTTGATAGCCGTGGTTTAGTGGAAAATGATGCGGTGATATAACCATCAGCCGTATCTCCCGAATTCATGTTCAAATGGTGAATAATACTCCCCCTTCTAGCAACAAAACAACTTGCAATCCACACTAAAGGTGTGTAATTTACAAAGTTGTAAGGTAAACTATCAACAGTACCACTCTTATAAGCAAAGTGGACACCATTGGGATCAAAACCTGGTGCGATAGGGTACACAGATCTCTTACCGATAAAATTCAACAATGCTCCAGGAGCAGTCGTTGGGTAAGGGACTATGTCTGCACTATAAAGAGCAGCACGCCGCAGTAAGGATCGAAGGGAGAGTACAGGTTCACCAAAACTCACTAAATATCGAGTCCTATCAACCACCTCCTCGGAGTTGGTGATATGCATGGTTGAACGTGAGTCAGTAGTCACATCACTCTGGTAAGCAAAAGGAGACATGGTGGAAGGTAATTCTCTTGGCATAGCGAATTCCAAATCCGATCCTCCTTTCACGGAGACTAGTAATTGAATATCTGCAGTAGCCACAGGTGATGTCTGTTTAGTGAAGACTCGAATAGTTAAGATTCCGTTATCGTATCTGTCAATATGTGGTACATAGCTGGTTCCGTATGGTTGAGATACATTACCAGAATAGGTGTCACTAAGACAAAAAGGATAAGGTTGTGTATAAGGTATAGTTACCTCAATTTCAGATTCTTCTGCAATATCTACTATCTTGGTAAACGAAGTCCCGACGTAACTGACATTAGCACTAATATCAGCAGTTGGATCCCACGTCACCACATAGCGTCCTCTATGGAATTTGGAGGCGATTGCTGTGATTTTGAAAGTTACTGAACCGCGCCAATATCTAAATAGTTGAGCTACATGCGACATAGGAGTTCCAACAACTGCTACAGAACCGTATGGGCCAGCAGGTGTCGTAGAGGGATTAAAGAGGTTCGGTTGGACTCTTCCGGACCAAAGCAAACTATCTACAGATGTAGAGGGTGACCAGTCCATTTTCCCAATATACGAATACCTATTCACAAAATGGGAGATAGCTAGTTCATCCTCTACAGACACTCCAATAACGGAATTATCTATAGTGACTTCGTTCTTCGGATCTAGACATAATTTAGTCACTGGTTCACCAATGTGGGCTGAAGTAATACTGTGGAATGGTAAATTCTTCATAGCAGATACATCAGTGATAACTGGTACATCTGTGAAGCCAAAAAGAGATGCAATAGAAGAGACAGCAGAAGCTCCCAAAGTGGTTGCTTTAGCAAATTTCCCAATAATTGGCACTCCTTCTAAACTTCGAGAAATATTAGCTACCGCTGAAGCGGCGCCAGAAACAGGTCCCTTCCCATACTCATCAGCTTGAAGAACAGCTTTATAAGTTGGTCCTCCCAACTGGATATCAGAAGCATACGCGTATATTCTTACAGATGCATCGCCAGCAACTACTGAATTTGCATTCTGCAGAAGAGTTAACGATTTCACCGTAATATCGCCAAGATTCGAAACTTCATTTGCGGATGTTAGATCCACAGCATCGAAATGATAGATAAATGGTAGAACCATTTCACCACCTTGAGATGTCTGTGGATATATCCATACATGAGGCCGTTGGGACAAACCGATGATATGCGTAGAATCCAAAGGATTTAATTGTGCTGGATCAAGCCCAGTACTAGGTCTATAAGCTACAAGAGCAGCCCCATAATAAAATGGAGATGCATTAATCATGATTTTAAGATGAAGATTCATCCGGCCAACATAATAATTCTGCAACTTATTCTTAATAATAGGCTGATTAAGATAAGACAACCAGGGAGAGAAGTTATCTGATAACGTCCCACCTTCCGTCCACGTGTAAGATTTGATAAGAACTGGTCTCGTCAAAAACTTACTCAGTTCAGCATCAGGTGAAAACAAATGTGAGGATAGTTGAGTCATAGGTGAATCAAATTCTACATTCATACCCTTTGCTGAATCGATTGTTTGGGTTAGTGTTTGTTTATCACTAGCTTGACCCTGATCGCGCATACCCATCTCCTCCTCCCCAGACTGGAAGCAACAGAAATGAGTTTTCTTTCTCGGTTGACGGAAAGATACATATGGAACATCATAATTTATTCCATCGGATATATTTTTATTTTGGTTTTCTGGAGATTCCACACCATAAGATGCAGAATCCGTATTTTTATTTTTATTTTGTTTTTCAGTGAGTAGTTATTAAGATATGCACTTTTACTCAAACGTGCATAAATCGAGCCTTTTTAAGGTGTGCCCCAGCATCACATCTCTAAAAAGAGATTTTGAGGATCGCTCACGCAGGGGGGTCACCGTCTTACCCACTCTTCAGTTATCTTCAGCGGCTCCGCTAAAGATATCTGACAGTAAACTGTAAGACGGGGGAACTTTTTGGTTCAGACTTAGTTCCTCAAGCCTTTGAATTACAGATGAAGATTTCTCATACTTCGTCTTAAACTCGTCCCATGTAGGGAAAGGACTTTCTTTATAGAATAGACCAAGATCAAGATCTTGCATCATCTTAGTATAGAAAGCCCGCTTCTTCTCAAACATTTTTCGCCCGTAGAAGAAATACTCCATAACAGCAGTATTCATACATTGGATAGCATGCTGCTCTGGACATATCTCATCAGATGGAATCCAAATCATGCACATTTTGTGTATAGAATCTTCATCCAAAGCAGCTAAATATTTCTCCATATGACTACAGTACAGCCACTTCCTTTTTAGGAAAGAAGCATCATCAATGTGTATATAAGGAATACTAACAGCTTCCTTATCTGCCATAGTGTACTTGACACCGTATGTAGCGAGAGTAGCTGCGATTGATGTATGATTAAACCACTCAGCATCTCCAGAAACGCCCATTATATTATCATCTCCGTAAGTCATCAAGTGAACATTTTCTTGGAAAGTCTCAATTTCATGGTCGGGGCTGAGAAGGAAATAACAATAACGCATATAAATGGAATTTGCTATACTATTTATAATAACCGTCAGAGGATGTCCGGATGGGTTACACCCGTTAAATTGCATTAAGTCACCAAAATAATCTACCATAGGATACGCCGTGTCACGTGCTATACCTTCTACAATAAGGATATCAGCATGAGACATCTTGGAAGATTTCATGATGTCTATCATAACTCTAAATGCAGCAAGTATAATCTCACCTCCCATACGTTTATCAAATTTACTATAATCGCCAGCAACGATTCGATCTTCTCCGAACATACACAACCACTCTCGGTAATTATGCCATTCATCAGATTGGGCTACTGTACCTGCTCCGCACTCAAAAATGAGACGATTACTTTGAACAAGACGTATAAAAGAGAGACAATACTTTCGGACCACAATGCTCCAATCAACGGGCGCACCCATGAAAACACGCGTAGCGTGTGACTGAGCTTTAGCAAACGTTACTGGTTCGTCCTTCAAAGAAGCAGTGAACACAGGGTGACACATTTCACCATTGGAATATTTCTCTATTATAGAAACTACACGATCCATGACTTCCTTATTTAGTTCCACCGGCTCGAGGTTCTGGCCTTCAGCTGGGATGGCTTTCATGAAGTACTGCTTACTTCTTTTCCAGGGGAATCCTGCAGATGTCTTTCGGTTAATTTTATCAACATAAGCTACTCCTGCAGCACCGTTAATAGCAGTAAAATCGTCATAGACTTCAAGCGTATTAACCCGATCACCAAGTTTCTCGACAATAATTTTAGACATATCACAAGTGATCTTATCTAATATGTTCGTGTCAAAACGGTGCTCCATAGACATGATTTCGAGGAGAGCTTTTCGCTTAGGCTCCCATCCACCCATAGAGGGACGCGTATATTGTAAAACATACCCTGATTTTTCAAGGTAATCACACATTAATGAGCGTTCAACACTGGATTTGGGACTCGCCCTCATACCTGTTAAGGAACCATACACATTACACGAACCCTTTTCTATAAAGCGAATAGGTGAATTTCGATGTAACGGTATCAGAGCTGTTTTTGCTGTTTTGGCCTCAAGCATAGGTACCGATGGTACTATCTGTTGACCAAATTTCTCAAGTAGTTCTCGTATGGTTTCCCAATGGAAAGGAACAGCTGCTGACATCGGAGTCGTTAAGCTTTCGAACATCCCATGCAAACCTGCATAATGGACTCCAGCTATAACGAACCCACCCTGGCATTCCAGGACTAACAAACCTCCACAGTCCCCGTTCTGGGTTAATGTGGAGGGGTGGTATTGCCAATGATGACCCTTAACATCGGGCATCCAATTTGCTTCGACTAGACTCGCACGCTTCACATAATTGTGTTTTGTGGAACCATCTTCACTACGTGTGATCAGAGCACCATTCCAAACGCCCGCGAACTGTCGTTTCGCAAAATAAGGTGTGATATCCGCCTTTGGGGGTAAACACCTGATCTCTACGAGTGTCAAATCATTTCCTATATCAATAAAATTACTTTTAAAAAGAATAAGAGAATTATTGGCCGTAACACCGTCCTTGCGGCTTGTCGAAACTATGTCTACTTGGAAGACATCATCTTTAGGTATGGCATGCTTATTGACAACGTATAAATTGCCTTTTAAACAAAATGCTCCCGTTTTGAGAGTCTTACCAAGTGATTCAGAATGCATGTGCAAGTGAACCTGATTCATAAGAAGACGTTTACTAAACTCTTCCAACGACACACCTTTGGAAGATGCTTGTTGGGGGGTGTAGCAAAACGACGACATTGTGAAATCATTTTTATACCATACATTCTCGCGTTCTGTCTCAGATGCTTTCGGACGTACACCAATGTTGGTGTTACCTCCTTCATGCTCAGGACGTGGTCTGAGAAAAGACATGACAAGTTCTTTAAGAGCATACATGGATATTGCTGATGTAAGCGATACGCCAATGTACGCTATCAAAGTTGGTGGATTCATCCAAAAAGATATACCTTGTCCTAAAGATGTCATAACAGATCGTTCAAATAAATTCCTTTGTCTGCTACTGAGATGAGCCCATAGATGTTCTGTGAGCCACTTCCCTAGCCATGTATTAAACATAAAACACCAGAGGTAAGATATTCCAAAAAGCCAATCAAAGATATTGAAAAAGAATTTCCAAATAAGACTATACAACAAATATGTATACAATCCACTTTGGCGTTCGACTAGACAGGTACACAAAGAATCAGGCATACCACATGTAGGGCATAACTTGGCATTATGTAATCTGTCTATCGAAACTTTAACACGATTTTGGTTGGAATTATGGTCAGCTATTGCTTCATTATACCACACCAAAAACTCTTTTAGGTCCACGTCTTCACGGATAATTTCAGTCTGAGCTTGACCCCCAAGAACACCTTGTTGAACGGGTACAGGAGTCACTTTCTTTACTGTAAAAGTCCATAAATCGGGATACACTTGATCCTTTGGACACTTAGAAGAGTCTAGAGTTTTCTTATCCTCTCCTAAGTATTCATACTTAACGCGTGGTACAACGATATAGGGGAACCTACGCTGCACTGCCGACGGACAAGAGAAGTAATGGTGGGCATTCAGATTCTCTGTATTAGTGGATGCTATCACTAATTTGGCTCGAACTGGTGTTCTACCTTTATCTTCCAAAGCTGCCTGATCTGGGGTAAAAGGAACAGCATTTATGAGCTGTATAATTTCCATCACAGTAGGGTCGCCTTGAGCAGCCTTATTAGGATGCATAAAAGCAATATCATCAAATATCACACACCATTGAGAGGTTGTAAAACCGTCCCAAAACTTAGCTGCCGCATTGCGTGTGTACTTGTACGTGCTATCTACAGGTAAATTAGATCTTTTTCCGTAGTGTGCGTAGAGCATTTCCATGATCGATGATTTTCCTATAGAGGAATCTCCCGAAATTAGAATTGAGAACGGTGGTGTTCTATGCTCACGAGCCGCAGCTCGAGTGACGCAATCACTTTTGATCATCTGCAGTTCATTGAAGACCTTTCTTGCGAAAATCTTCTCTGCCGCATCCAATTCAAAGGCATATTTCACTATAGATTCGCCTTTTTCAATAGCTACATCTAAGTCAGCACGGAATTCAAATTCACTAAAACCATGGGCATCACAATTTTGGAGCTGTCTGGCTTTATTTTTAAGAACAAGAGAATCATCATACCACTGTTCGTAGGTTCTGGTAGAATGAAAAAGAGGACTTATTTCACCCGTCTTCATACACTGAAACCCTCGTTCACACAGAAAAACTAGTGTGTCTAAGAGACAGTGTACAAAATCTGGACCTAAGTGATATTTTGATTGCAGAGCAGCCCTTTCTATACGCGAGTATTTCAGTGTATCAAAATCTATACCTACCTTCGAAAAAAGAGATAAGGATAATGCGTACATTGAAAATTTATATAGTTTCTCCACAAGAGGTGAATTCTTTATCGCGGAGTACTTATCAAGCACCTCACGAAAAGGAGAAAAGGGACTACTACTGTCACTCTGTTTAACAATACACAATTGATTAAAATAAGAAGTTAACTTCTTAAAAAACTCACTGTGCAGTATTGGCTGATCTCCCAATCTCAGCTTGGTGAATATAACGATCGCCATAGCATAATCCGATTTCGAATTAGCATCAGTGAACGTTTTAACCAGTATCATTAGATCTTCTAACAACTTGACTAAAGTCTTGTTGTTAATCAGATCTTCAACTGAAGATGTGCGTGCGGTAAAAGCTTCTCGGACAGGAAAAATCGCTTGATAAACAAACGGTCTATACTTATCGATATACTTCACCTCACATTGTGCGATGAAATCATCCGTGAAGACAATTTCATCGCACATTGCGCCTCTTTCAGACGCACCTTTCCCTCTAGAATTATGGTTTTCTTCTTTTGATAACATAAATCATGGACAACCGATCATACTTACTATACGGCGACTTATCGGCATAAGTCGTATCAGGTGGTTTTCGATTAGGTGCAATAGCAACCTTACATTTTAAAAATGCCTAATCGCATATGCTCTCGCATCTATAATAATTAACTCAGAGGTGGGATAATAATATCTGAGGACCTGAAGTTCGTCTCAGGCTCACGATAAAATCTCAACACATGTTCAATTACGCAATACAAAAAGTATATGGTACCCGAATATAAGTAAAGAGGAGTTCCTAACTCCACGAAGGTCACACACTAATGTGTGCGGTGCTTTTCATTTATTCTTGTCTGTGATGGTGGGAGACCATCGGGAAGGTGTGGGGTCATGGTAACAAAATCACCATAAACTGGTTAAAGTTGGTTTTCTTAAACCTTACATAGCATTACCAAATTGCAATGTGAGGCCCGCGGGAGCAACGGAAAGAACCCTAAAATATACATCACCTAATATACAGCTCACCCACAATAAAGTGGTAGAAGTGTATACTACTTCAGTATACCCTGGTGACCGCCAGGAGGGATGGGGTGGTTAAAAACCTATCCTATAAACCCAAGACACTCCCTGTCTAAGGTCTTCTCTATTGAGAGGATAATCACATTATCAAACAAATCCTCATACTCAAGTGAACGTCTATATCTACCTGGTGCAACTTTTTCAGTAACTCCTGAAAGCAACTGCCTAAATTTATCTCTAAAACACTGGGTTTTACATTCGG